TGTCCTTTATAATTTGTATAAGAGGTGACACCAAAGTTCTATCAATCTTTAAAAGTTACTTTAGATGTTCTTACTATCTCGTAAGCCTTAGCTTCCAGTGTCTTACGTACTGCGTTGTCTGCCCTGGTTCCGTATTTTCCAAAATGACGTGATATTGTAGCTCTGTACATTCTATTTATTATTGGACTTAGGTCTGCTACAGAATGACCATTAATAAACGGTATATCGGTTGTCAATGAATACTTAAGCCAATTAATTTTAAAACGCTTGGTCAAAAAATGACTATCTTCTGGATTCATAATATAATTATCAACTTTATCATGTGGTAATAACGGTAATATTTTAGGGCTAAATATTCCTTTCATTATTGGATATCGTAGAGGTCTAACATTAAAAATTTGCACTTTCGGGGTATTAGCATAACCCCAATGATCTACCAATAATTGTTTATCCTTGTACCTATGCAGTGACTCTGGTCTAACCAAAGTTTGAGAGATAAATTGTTTAATTCCTTTATTTTCGAGATCGGGGTACTTGTTTTTCATCAATATCAAAGCCTTATGTATCGCTGAATCAATTATTACGCTCGGTTCTTCTACTTCTATTATTTTTATCGGTATAGTTCTCGCCTTGCAATAAGGTCTCATGCCAGCTCCTCCTAACACACGTGGAGTGTGAATCCAATCCCTCGCTTGTTCTTTTGTTATACTAGCTGCTTTGCATAAATGTTCAACTGCTAAATGTTCTATAAAAACGAAATCTTTGCGCAGTCTATTGGCTAATTTATGCCAAGCAGACATAACTTGAAACAACCTCGATTGATTGTCCACCTCTTCTCCCGCCACGTCACGCTTCTCAAAAACTATCGCTGTTATGGCTCTGGCTGGGTACCCTGTTACTAAATCGGGTTCTATACATCTTCTTAAAAACTCATCTCTTGTTTTGGAATAATAATTCTTTTGTGGGTTAACTTTGAATCCTAGGTATGAATATGCCTCGAGAAAATAATTTACATACTCAAGTGAATCAAGTTTTATCGCTCCATCATCTCCTTGTGCCAAATACTCAATTGGTCTTAATTTAACGAAGTTGTTTACCAACTCTTCCACCAGTCTGAATGTTGCTATATTTATAATTGTATCAAGCAGTGCTGTCCATCTCCACCCTGATAAGACTCCATTCTCTATATCTATTAGCACGAACTTCCCATCCTTCAAATTGACCCTTACTTTACCTGAAGAAAGCCCAAAAATTAAAGCGTCAAAAATATCAGAATCTTCTGGAGTCAATACTCTACTAAATCTTTTTTTCAATGATCTTACCGTGATTAAGACTTGCCTCTTGGTTTGCATCATATCAAATTCCTCTTGATCAATAGGCATTCTAACTTTTCCATCAGAAAAATCTGCCAATCGTTTCCACATATCGTGTTGTTGCTCATCCGTCATAAAAATTGGACTTGATTGGTTTATGCCCCTCGTGCTAGGTTCGATGTACTTTTTTGATAGATAGTCCATTTGAAGAAATCCTTCTACACATGTCCCCACGACTAACCTCGTTTTTCCAGTTTCTCTCTTTAATAGAGCAGTTGCGTACTGAGGCCTGAAGCGTTTCATCATCTGGTAAGTTTTATATGGTTTCTTTGTCCATGCGTCAGACCATTTAGTTTTACGTGCTTTAACCACTTTGCCATTAATTTTCACATAAACTGACTTCAAATCCTTGTCTAGCGCGGAGCCCGATCCGCCCCAAGATAGGGGGTCGCTGCAGTAGTCCCATGCTGACAGTTCTTCTTTGCTTGTTACCCTCCACGTTCGCAGGTAATCGTCGACATGCTCTTCAAACTTTTTGTAAAATAAATCTTCACTATCATTAATTTTATGCTCTTTAACATCATTGACCCAATATTTTACTTTTTCAATCAATTTATCATCCGTGAACTCAAAGACTCCATAATCGTTCACCCTTTTTAAATTCACCAATACAAAATAATCTACATCAAACTTTTCTCCCAAGGTGAATGCAACATTTGTTAATTCATCCAATAGCTCCAAATTATTAAATAATTTATCCAGATGAAATTCATTTATAAGTCTAGTGTAATTCGTTGATCTTAACACCCTCAAGTAAACCGACCAGACCATAGCCGTTCCTGGATTAGTATCTTCCGTCATGAAAACACTTGTGCCC